GACTTGCGGAATTTGGCGTTTGTCAGTTCGCCGTCGTCGTTCTCGACGTACAGGACAGCGATGCCAGCCTTTGCTGGGTCGTCGTTCGTGCGAACCAGCAGTTGCCGGTCGGCATCGACGTTGGCACCCGTGCCAGACAGTGCGCCGACGATGTTGGTATCGAGTGCCATCAGTTCGCCCAAACGTAGTGAACCCGGAACGCGCCTGAGAGCTTGTGCTCGCTGCGCCCGTGGATCGTGAATTCATCGGTGCCCGGCGCGCATGTCAGCGCACAGAGCATTGCGAAATAGCGGTGGTCTGCCGCCGTGTGCTTCGTCGTGGAGTCGTTGCCCATCACCCACGCTTCGACGTGCGTCTCTGCCGTCACGCCAGGCGCTGCGACAGTGACCGACGCCTCGTTGCTGCCCGGGTGCGCGGGAAACGTGATGTCGGCCTCTCCGGTGCCGGTCACTGCTCGACCCCCGCGTCGTCTTCGACCATGCCTTGGTACACCTCACCGCTCGGGGCCTGAATCGCCAGCCGCTTACGCTTGGGCTGGTTCATGCCTGCGATGGCTTGAGCCAGCAGCATCATCGGGTCGGGCTTCTCTTCGACCGGCTCGGCTTCTGACAGGTCGGCTTCGACTTCCTGCCCCAGCGACAGCGGCACTTCGAGTTTCTTCGCCATCAGTTGAATGGCCCCGGCCAGCTCGCTCATGTCGCGCTTGACATCGGCGTTCAGGGCCGCGATGCGCTCGGCGGATTCGATCTGCGCTTGTGCAAGCTGCTGCTTCGACTGCTCGACCATCGCGGTCTGCTGGAGCTTGGCCTGCACTTCGAGCTGCTTCGTCGCCATGCCGCTCTGGGCCTCTTGCAGAGCCTGCTGGAGCTGCTGGATCTCCTGCTGCGCCTGCTGCATGATCGCCATGACTTGCGGCGGCATCTGCGCGCCTTCTTCGTCTTCGGCGGCCTGCACTTGAGGCGGGAGCATGGCCTTGAGGCGCCTTGCCACCTTCTCGGCTTGCGGGAAGTTGCGCATCTTCACCCACACGTCGCCCAGGATCGCCATGAGCTGCGGGTTGCCGTTGACCATCTCGCCAAGCTCGGCGGCGGCTTCGATCTGGCGCGTTTGGAATGCCGGGCCGACAGTGGCGCGGACATCGTAGCGACCGATTCCCGGATTGATGCTGACGACTTTCTTGCCCGTCACGTCCACTTGCTCGGAGTACGCATCCGGGCTGGTCGGGTCAACGCGCACGAAGTTGGGATCGTCGTCTTCCCCGATGATTCGAAGCACCTGCGGCTGGTCGTAGATCACCGGCCAAATTTGCGTCAGCACGCGGCCCAGGTGACCGATGGACAGCGCGAGGTTGTCGACGTAGTGGAACGAGCCGACATCGGCTTTGTCCTGCAGCGCCATGACAGCGCGGCCGGATTGGCTGTTCGGGTTGTTGCCGACGTTGGCCTGATACATGCCCAGCGCGGCCTGGATGTCGGCCTTGGAGCGTTCCGACAGCGTGGCCCAGCCTACCGCAACGCCCGCGGGGTCGATGCGCTGCGGCGTCGGGATCGGGTTGCCCTGATCGTCAAGGTACTTGTACGGCAGGTACGCAAGGTTGCCGCGGTTGGCTTGGTCCCAGAACTTCTTATAGTCCGAGATCGCACCATCGGCCACCAGCCACGGAGCCTTGGGGCCGACAGCGACGGCCTCAAACTCGCTGTTCCGCTCAAAGTTGTAGCTGATCTGGGCATCACGGGCCAGGCGGACGCAGCCAGCGAGGCGGCGCTTGCCTTCGTCCCACTCCTCATTACCAAGCACGGGGAACAGCGGCACGAACTCGGCCGGGAAGGTGGACTCCTCGAGGATCTCCTCGCCGGTCAGCTTGTAGTGCTCGCAGACCTTCGTGCCGCCCTGGTCGATGACGCGGTAATACTCGCAGACGCGGACGTGATCTTTCGTGAACCAGCCCTTGTCGTCGGCCGCCCAATCGACCATCCGCGCCTTGGGGTACAGCTTCTCGAAGCGCGTCTTGTGGATCGACTCCTCGACAAAGCCCCAGGCCATGTCAGAGCCATCGGGCTCGGTGAAGTCAGGGTCAACGACCACCGTCTCAAAGTCCACGACGCGGGCGATGCGGGCGCACAGTTGGCCCTCCACGTCGCTGTTCTTCACTTCTTCCAGCACCAGGCGGAAGAAGCCGATTCCACCCCGAACAGCTTGATTCAGCGCGGTGATGTAGGCCACATCCGCCCGGCTGGCGTACTCGGTCTGCCTCGCAAGGCCCTGCAGCACCTCGGCAAGGCGCAAGTCTGAGCCGTCATCGACCGGCAGGAACTTAAGCGCCGGCTTGTTGCGGCGGGCCGTGTTGATGACCTGGCGCACATGCTGCGATAGCTGGTCGAACACCAAGCACGGCCGAGCGCCGCCGGGTGCGTTCTTGCGCTCCCTGACGACCTCCTCGGCCCACTGCTGCGGGTCGGTCGGGTCGCTAAAACGCATGTCCTCCCGGGCATCCTCGTAAATGGGATTCCACATTTCGCGGGCGTAGTCGTAGCGCTTGCGCGCTTCTTCGACGACTGCATCGCGTTTGAGTGGTTTACGGGCCATCACATGCCTAAGTAGGTTCCGCCGCCTGTCGGCACATCGAGCAAAGCCGCTCGCTTGACGGAGCGCCGCGCGCCTTCGCAGGCATATCGCAGCGCGTCTATTACGTGGTTGTCCTTGTCGGCCAGCCTCGGCAGCACTTGCGCCGTGAGCGGGTCGGTTTCGTAGCTGTAGAGCGTCAGCTCGTCGATCAAGTGCGTGCATCGCGGGTGAACCACGATGTCGAACGCCTTCAGGAACTCAACGCCTTCTTCCAGCGACTTGGCGCCCTTGATCGCTGGCAACATCTTCGGGAAGCCGTGACGCTGCATGTAGCTGATCGTCTCGGGCCTGGCTGAATCCGCCACCGTGGCCCAGCGCTCGGACTGCGGAACCGTGCGGAACAGATCGGGCAAAAAGTCAATGTCGCAGCCGATGCGGTACGCCTCATACGGCACGTACAGCGTCCGCCCGACAATGGCGCACTGCACGAGCACGCTCGGGTCGATGCTGAAGCCCCAGTCGGCGCCCTGCCGCAAGATCCACTCGGGCAGCACGTCGAACTCTTCGATGCGCCAGTTCTTGAATACCCGCGCTTCGCTGTTGCGCCGGTACTCACCGAGCCAGACGTGAGAATATTTGTCTGGGTCGCGGCGCTTGTCGTACTCCATTTCTTCCCGCAGCACGTCAGGAAGGAACGGGTTGTCCATGTAGTTCGCATGAACCACGATGGAGCCAGGCGGCGGCTTGTCGCCTGTCAGCAGCGCATCAACCGGATCAGTGCTTAGGTCCGGGTTCCAGCTAAACCAAAGCTCAGAATCAGGCTTGCGGATCGTCGGCCGCAGGATGTCTAGGCTGCGCTGACTCAGCGAGTGCGCCTCTTCAGTCCATGCGGCGTCGAAGTCTTCCAGCGACTTGATCGAGTCGGCCGTGTGGTTCTGCAAGCCCTCAAAGATCGTCGTGCCGCCGTGGACTGACGTGATCTTGCGATCCATCACGTCGAAGTAGGCCCCGGCGTTGTAGTGCTGGATCTTGGACTCCAGCAGCTTTTTAACCGAGAACTCTAGCGAGCGCTGGGTTTCACGCAGGCACACGCAGTCGAAGCGGTCGGCAACACTGCGGCGCAGCCATTTGCCCGCGAAGTAATGCGACTTCGCAGAGCCTCGGCCGCCCTTTGCCCCGATGTAGCGGGCTCGCTTCTCCAGCGGCAGGAAAACTCGCGGAATCTCAACCCGCAGGGTCGACAACTACCGCCTCGATCTTCTCAAACCTCACCGAGCCGCTGTGGTTCAGGTCGAGCTTGTCGCCGTAGACCTTGGGCAGCATCTTCGCAAGCATCCACTTGCGCGAGTCAACCCGCAGTTTCGACCGCGCCACGCGCTCAGCGTCAACTTTCGGCCCGTGTTCGGTGTCGATCACGTCGCCGCTGCTGTCGTCGCTGATTTCGATAATCTCGTCGGCCAGCAGCAGATAGCCGCGCGCACGCGCCTGCGCGTACTGTTCGGAATACGCAGGATCGGCATCAACCCAGCCCAGCACAGTGGACGGAGAAACGCCGTTCGTCTCTGCGGCTTTGCGCAGGCTCAATCCGTCGCGCAGGCACTCAATGACGGCCTGTCGTGTTTCCGGGGGGTGCATAGCTCGCCTGCTGGCTTACATGGGCAAGCGGCCCAAGACGCACGCGGCCACAAATGCAAACGCCCCATCCCGGGGCGCTGCTCGCATGAGCCTTGCAGTGACACTGCCGCCTCCGAAATGGAAGGCGCGTCCTATGCCTATGGGCTCACACGTTCCCCGAAGCGTGCCACAGTTCGGCGGGTGCGTCAAGCACCGCGGTTCTTCAGCATGTCCCGCGCATCAATGACCGTCTGCTTGAGCCCGTCGAGCGTCAGCCCCAGCGCCTGCGCCATCCGCCGCGGAGCCACGGGATAGACGTAGTGCCACTGAATCGCGTGCCTATGCAGCTCGGGCAGCGTGACAAACACCTTTTGCAGCCGCACGGCTTCCCGCGTGTCCACCGGATCGCTGACGCTGTGGCCGGTGTATTGGTCGGACGAGCGGTAGTTGCGAAACATCGGATGAACTGACCGATGACCCGAGGACTTACACCAGCGCGCCCAGTTGCGCAGCCGCTCATCCACGGGCCATTGCCGCTCGGGGATTGCGTGGAAGTCGATATCGTCTCGTGTCATCGCCAAAACTCCCACCAGCGCCGCGGCTCTGGCTCTGGAAACACCAGCCAGCAACACGGCGGCGACCATTCGCCGATCTTGGTGATGCCGCCGTTAAGGTCGCGGTGGACGGAGCGGCTTTCTGAGCCTAGCGCGCCATCCTCTCGAATCACCGGCCGCTGCTGAATCTCGACGGTGCCAAACACCATATCGATGGTGATGAGGTCGTTTTGCTCTTTGCCCATCGCATCCCCTACAAGCTGCGCGCCAGCGCGGTCGTTATCTCGGTAGTGACTGTCTTTGCGGTCAAGGCGTTCACGGCCACCCCTCAAAGCTGATCCCCACCGCCCAAGCCGCCCGCTGCTGCTC